TCAATCAAAATCATGAAATACACCAACAACACGCCCTACGATCCTGAGATCAGCTTCTGTGTTAGCGTTACCCCAGCATGTTTTTTCCATAGGGATGTCAAATGATGGATAGACTGGGTTGTCACTGATGATTGAGTAGGTCCATGGGTCTTTGACGCCAAGGCGCTTTACTAGCGTGGTTTCTCCAGCACGCATGACATAAATGCCTTGTGTAAGCCTCCGAGGGGCATAATCCACAAAAAGGGTATCCCTAGAATAAATAGTGGGAGCCATACTATCTCCCTGTACTCGCATCATGAAAACGCTTTTGGGCACCATTCCTAAGAGCTGGTGTATAAAATCTCGGGAGATCGGGACCATCTCGGCATGTTCCCATTCCGAAGGGATGAGGCCGTTACCTGCTGATGCTTCTATATTGAATAGCGGTATTTGAATTAACTCTGACTCTGGCAAGCCATCTACTTTAAGTGGAACGGATAAGCTTTCTTCTGTTTTATTCTCATCAATCCCCAGTATCAGCCAAGCTGGATCAACCCCACATGATCGCGCTATTTTTATAGCGACATCTATCTTTGGTTTTTGGCCTTTTAAATAGTTCGTTACAGACGCTGGCGATATGCCAACGGAACGAGATAAAGCAGAAAACCCACCGGCTTTCTCCACGACGATACGAAACCTACTGGCAAAGTCTTTCTCTTCAAGGTTTAACGCTTCATCTTTGAAATTTTTCGACATAAAATTATCCAACAAAAATACAGCTGATTTCTGCGGATTTTAAAGTTTCATCCACAAGACAAACAACAAACTGAACATTGAAGCGATATTTTATTGTTGCATCGCTATTTTTATAGTGCATAATACAGGACGTAGCCCCGGTTGAGTTACCGTTGAGGTTGTAAAAAAGAAACCCGGCAGCCACCGGGTAGTGAGTTTCGAGGTAGGTATTATGGCACAAAAACGCACTGGAATGCACCCTGAAGATATCAGGGCAATACTTAGAAAGCGTTATGGCAGTATGGCCGCATTGGGACGCCTTTGGGGTGTTTCGAGAACAGCCATTCCCAATACAATTAATCAACCGGGCTATTCTGTTCCCATGGAGGGCCGTTTGGCTCATGAGCTAGGCTCTCCCGCCCATGAAATATGGCCAGACCGTTATCATCGTGATGGTACTCCCGTTTCATTCCGTACGGATAGAGCGATAGCAGCAAGACAGAGTGTTAATCTTCGTAAAAGCGGCGGTGCAACATGAACATGTCGAGGAAAAAATACCGCGAGAAAATGCAGAAGAGCATTGGCCGCTGACTCCGCGGCAAACGGTTTGACAGAGGACTTACTCAGAAGGAATTGGCTGCTGCCGTAGGCATTTTAAATAATAGCCTATCTCAGCATGAAAGAGGCGCTTTCGCCATGAATTGCGTAACATTCCTTGATTTACTCTGCGCTCTGGATTGCACTCGGGAAGAAGTGTTCGAGCTGTTCGATATCTACGCCAAGTTGCATCATGGTAATGTGTCATGAAACGGGGGCGGATTGAACATAGCGAGCAGCTTGATCTGCTGAGTTGGCAAGCTCCGATTACCCATGCCTCTTTTGATGAGAGGCTGATCCGTGGAAACTCGTTTGAACATCGGTTGAGTCGTGCAATTTCGGTTTCCTTGGATGAATGTTCATTTTCCAGAGCTGAGGTGGCGGAACGAATGGGCGATGTCATGGGCATCCGCATTAGTGAGAATGTTCTCAATGCTTATGCAAGTCCAGCCCGTGAACGTCACCAGATCAGTGTGCCCCGTTTTGATGCTTTGATGAATGTAACGGGCGACAGACGCTTGCTCGAATTTCTTTGCATGTCGCGTGGTTTAGCTGTGATTGACCGGCGTTATCTCCCTGTTGTCGAGCTGGCTTATCTTGATGCTCATCAACATGACGTCGCCCGTCGCAAGCGTGCCTTGCAGCGCTCTATGATGCTGGGGAGATGAAGATGGCGTGGTTAAGTTCAGCCGAGCTGACGAACCTCAAATTACCTGGCATACCAACAACTGTCCGAGGTTTACACTTACGTGCAGAAAATGAAGGATGGCTTGATCCACGGCGCGAAGGAGAATTGTGGCGTATTCGATCAGGTCGTGGTGGTGGATATGAATTTAATACCGACATGTTCCCGCTTGGAACTAAAGTTGCTCTGGCTCTCAAGACCTCTATCGTTCCTCAGAAAGAAGAAAGCAGTTCGGTTCTCTGGCAGAATTATGAACGCCTGAGTGATAGTGCTAAGGAGCGTGCACAGCGAAACCATCGCATTTTAATGGCGTATCAAACGCTGGTTGATAGTGGTGTGAAGAAAGGTGAAGCTGTCGCTGCTATTATCGAGACTAGTGGAATAGCACGGCGCACATTATACACTAATCTTCGCAAAGTTCGCGGCATTGCACGAACGGACTGGCTCCCTGCTTTAGCGGATGGAGCTCAACGAGCCGGTCGCAAGAAAATCGATATCCCAGAGGATCTCTGGGAGATGCTTAAGGCGGATTATCTGCGGCTCTCTCAGCCCCGCTTTTCGGACTGCTATCGACGCATTGTCGCCAAGGCAGATGAGCATGGCATTACATTACCGTGTGAGAAAACACTTTACCGACGGATACAGGAGCTTCCTGTAGAAGTTAGGGTGTTATCTCGTGACGGGATGCAGCGGCTGAAACAACTCTACCCCGCACAAGAACGTGACCGGACTGTGTTTCATGCCTTACAGGCTGTGAACTCAGACGGGCACCGCTGGGATGTGTTTGTCAAATGGCCTGATAATACGATTGGCCGCCCTGTGATGGTAGGATTTCAGGATCTCTATTCTGGGAAAATTCTCTCATGGCGGGTTGATCGTTCCGAGAACACTGAAGCTGTACGACTAGCCTTTGGTGATCTGGTGGAAGATTACGGCATCCCAGAAATGTGTTTTCTGGATAACGGACGTAACTTCGCCAGTAAATGGCTGACGGGCGGAATACCGAATAGGTTTCGTTTTAAGGTCAGAGAAGAAGAGCCGCTTGGTTTACTTCCTCAACTAGGGGTTCAGGTGCACTGGGCCACGCCTTACGCTGGGCAGTCAAAACCGATTGAACGGGCGTGGCGGGATTTTGCTCAGAGCATTGCTAAGCATCCACGTTTTGAAGGCGCTTATACGGGTAATAGCCCTGTGACAAAACCGGAGAATTACGCTTCTAAGGCTGTCTCGATTGAAGAGTTTTTAGCGGTCGTCGCAGAAGGTATTGCCGAGCATAATGCCCGTAAGGGACGGCGGAGCGCTGTTTGCGCTGGGATACGCTCTTTTGATGAAGTGTTTGCTGAGTCTTACGCGGCCTCTGCGATTACCAAGGCAACAGCAGAACAACGGCGGCTATGGTTACTCGCTGCTGAAGGGCAACGGGCCAATACACGCGATGGATCGCTAAGATTACTCGGTAACCGCTACTGGTCCTCTGAGCTTCTGGAGCATCGAGGGCAGAACCTTGTGGTTCGCTTCGACCCAGAAAATATGCACCAACCTGTTCACGTTTATCTGCAAAGTGGTGCTTATCTTTGCTCGGCAGAGTGTGTGGACGCGGTTGGATTTGCAGACCAGCAAGCTGCTCAGACGCATGGCCGCGCACGACGGCAGTTTATGCGAGCAGCTAAAGAACAGCGGGATGCGGAAGTGCAGATGACGCCTCAGCAATTAGCTGATCACTGCACGCCGCAGGAACCGGAAAAGGAATTCCTTGAAAGCAAGGTGGTTCGACCTTTTAGGCCACAGACAAGCGGTGCCGCTGCCTTGGCGGTAGAACCTGCCTTTATCGCTGATGATGAGGAAGAAGTTGGGCGTAACGCTCGACTGTTGAGGCTGATCAAGTCTGATCAGTAAGTGGTCACCGGGCAGCCACCCGATGACCTGTCTAAATGATAGGTAGGCATTCAGACTATGGTAGATACACACAAAATTTCCGTAGACACAAGCAAAGAACTGGTTGAGCGGGTCCGGCAAGCAATGGAAGAAGACCGTATCTCGCAACGAGTTGCGGGTGAACAGATTGGGATTCCATCTAGCACATTAAGTCTATGGCTTAGCGGAACTTATAAGGGAATCCTCGAAAAAGTGGAGGCAAAGATCAGCAAGTGGCTGGATGCTCGCACGATACGAGAGCGGACTCTTGCTTCTTCCATGCGAGTGCCAAGTTGGGTTGAAACGCCTGCTTACACAACCTTTGAGCTAGTATTTACCCATAGCCAATTTACACCAGATATTGGGTTGATTACCGGCGGCGCTGGTGTTGGTAAAACCTTTGCCGCTAATACCTATGCTAACCGAGGTGTAAATGTATGGGTCGTGACTGCTGATCCAAGCATGAAAACGCCCCTAAAAGCACTCAAGGAAATTGCTTTTGTATTGGGGGACGTTAGTCGAAATGACGGAAGTTGGCTGCGTGCCATCGTTCGACGAGTGAAAGGCTCACAAGGGCTACTCATTATCGATGAAGCCCAACACCTCTCCACAGATGCGATTGATCAGATCAGAGCTATTCACGATCAGGCAGAGATTGGTGTGGTGTTTAGTGGCAATGAACCATTGCGAGGGCGCATAGAGGGCATTGGGCGTTTGGATACGCATGCCCAGCTATTTAGTCGCATCGGTATTCGCAAGGACCGCAAGAAATGCTCGCGTGGCGATGTAGAGGCATTATTGAATGCATGGCAGCTCGAGAACCAAAATTTGCGTCTGTTAGTCACTGCGATTGCCTCCCAGCAGGGGGCGCTGCGGACAATGAATAAGGTTTTGAGATACGCTGTGCAGCTATGCCGAGCCGATCATAGAGATGAATTGTCTCTTGATGATGTGCAGTCAGCATGGAAAGAGCTGACAATGAAACCAGTACCTTCCTTCAAGAAGGAGGCGTAATCATGGCTAAGAAAACCCTTATTCAAAAGCTTTCAGATGCGATGGGTTCACATGGTGATCTTGAGCTTATCCGAGACGCTACCGTCGCGTATCTCCGCAAAAACACCGATCCATACGAACAGGTGGGATTGTTCAGTGCGTTCCTAGAAAGACATGACCCATTCTTACCGCATGATCGTTGGTTCCAGCGGATAGTGCTGAGTTTTCTCATGAGCCTAAACCCGAATGATCAATTGGGTTGTGTGGTGGAAGAGCTGGAGAAAGCTGAATTACCGCTCACCGTTGCTGAGAAGCTGGAGCGTCGCGCGGCAAAATGTATCGTGCCGGGTTTGCGAGGATTTCTCCTTTCCAAGGCACGGAGGGCTCGCATGATGGAACAGCTGATTGGGGCTCGATACTGAAGGGGCGCTGACCATGAGTGTCAAGAATAGCTTCACAATAATGTCTGACATCATAGCGCCTCCAGGAGCGCCGGTGCCAGGGCAAAGCGAGATTTTCGGAACAGAGATCATGACTGAAATGCAGAAGAAAGCCTTGTTGGACAAGGCGACAAAACCGGGTCGGAAGATCACTTATTATAATGGCCATCAACGCGCGATTGAAAGCTTTAAGCCTCAGGATGTTCTTGTCCATGATTGGGTATCTGAGTGTGTAGAGGCTGCTTCAACTATGCAACAAATGATGAAGGACGCCAAAAAGAAAGACTTTGTTGAATTTGACCTGATCCGTGATCTTATCGTGGAACATTATGGCGCACGTGTAGGTGGAACTCGTGGCGGGGCCGAATTAGAAACGTTGGACAGCTTACGGAAAGTCCAGATCACTATCGTTGATCAAAAGAACGTCGCACCGGCCATTATAGCCGCTGAAGCGTTAGTGCGTGAAGTGATGGATGATCTGATGGACGGCGCATCAGCGGGGCTTCGTCAGATCGTAGATCAAGCCTTTGTGCGTAATCAGTTAACGGGTCAAATGTCGACAAGTCGCATTCTTAGATTGGTGACGCTGGATATTAATCACCCCAAATGGCCTGCTGCTCAGAGAGCCTTGAGAGACGCCATCAAAAATGTAGCACCACGCCGTTATATGCGGTTCTACACGCGCGAGACGCCTCGGGAAGCTTGGCAACTGATTGACCTCAATTATTCGTCGCTGGAGGTATAAAATCATGGCTGAATTTGATGGGAACGTTTCTTTAATTAAGAAAGAATTCGAATTTAGAATACTTTCTTTGGATAAGATTATTACCGAATATCTAAATGCAGCAAACAAGGCTGGGAAAAGCCCAAAATTTCAAGAAGGCGCTCTTTCAGGAATGATTTCCTATTTCCTTCGTCTGGAACGGGAAATGTATCCCATTGAGTGGTATCCTATCCCCGTAAGAGATGTCGCTACGATTACGGCGACGCGTATTAACGAGCTTATTAAAAATAACAAGGCTATCCGTAAATTAAGACGGGGTAAATCTTATGACTGGGCGCATGAGACATTCTAGGCAGGATCAGAAGAGGCTTCTGGCTCTGGTCCATATTGCTAAGAAAGACCTTGCCCTTGAGGATGAGAGCTATCGCTCTCTTCTTCACCGGATCGCAGGACAAAACTCTGCCAGGGGTATGACAGAGAAGCAGCTGAATGATGTTCTGGCTGAATTTAAGCGATTGGGATGGGAGAAATCCCCCAGGAAGAAGCGTTATGTTGCGGCTAATCGAGCTTCTGTGCGGAAAATCTTCGTTCTTTGGGGAAGCTTACGGGATCATTTGGCGTGCAAGGGATCGCGGGCTGGGTTGCGGGTGTTTGTCGAGCGTATGACAGGCGTCTCTGATCCGAACTTCCTTGATGATCAGAAGGCTCAACAGGTGATTGAGGCTTTAAAAGCCATGCAGAAGCGCAAACGAGCATAGAACGACACGTTTGTAGAGTAATGAAACCCTCAGGGAGACACATCATGGAACGAACCGTTGCGTTAGAAGCTTATGACCCGAAGAGAAAAGAGGGGCCTTATCCTGTCGAGGTGACTTTCCATTTTGGAAGAAAAACCATCAAGGTAGGGAAAAAAGGCCATCCTAAGTTGATCGTGGATGTGGTTATTGAAACCAAAGTAGACGATAGGAAGGTTCAATACCCACTGGCCACGGATGATGAGGGGCGTGTCAGCGTTATGAAGGGGCAGAAAACCCTTTATTTGACAGATGAAAGCGCCAGTAAATGGGAGTCCTTTTGTGACGAAATGCAAGACATTGCCGCTGAAGAGCAGATGCGCTTAGATGAAGAAGCTGAATAAGACTCAATATTGAGATCGTCGAATAACTTTAGACCATCCTTTTATCATTAAGGGGATGGTTTTTTCATGCCCAGAGAGCCCTGGCATAGGGTCGAAGCCTATGGTTGCTTCAAGGGCTTCTGGCGTGAGTTGACGACAATGGGCTGGCGTATTGTTTTGGCAGATGATGGCAGCCGTTCCACCGTCTAACGCATCATAAACCAATTTAAACATCGCCATTGGCACGGCCATCCGATCAGGCCCTATTCTTTGGGGTATCGCTGGGAACACAGGCCCTGTCACAACATAAATCTCCCCATCATTGATTGCGGCCTGCCGCGTATCTTGTTCAATTTGGTTCCATGGACCACTATTCATTTGCTCGTCCTGTGCGACAACGTTGGAATAGAAGTATGTCTGAATGCGCGTTGGCCAATCCGGCATATCCCCTGATGGGGCTTGATGGCCACGAGCGTAAATGGTGTCGTGAAAATCGACTTTCCCTGTTTGGCCTTCTTCTGGCAGCCGGTAGTCAATTGAGAATGTAGTACGTCCATGCAAGGCAAGTGCCTTTGGAACGCTCTCATCCGTTAAATGTTCAGCAGCCCAGAGCGGCGCTTTGTAGATAGTTGAATAGCCGACAGCATAACCTGCATTACATAATAACTGCCCTGCTTGAGGAGGCTGACCTCCCACAAAGAATTGAGGACAATCAGCCATAGCCGCATCAGACCAGAAAAACGCGCACAAGATAAGAAGCCTTGTCATGAGAACTGCCTAACATATCTCAATTAAAACTGTCGTTTTCTTTTGTACTCGAAGCGTATTTCTTTTATAATAAAGACTGAATTTCTGCGGAATATTAGGAGTTGTGGCAGTGGCGGATTTTAGTGTCCCAGTGCCGGTTGAGGTCAGCTGGATTGCCGACGTGGTAGGAGAAGAACAAACATTCTCTTTTGTCGAAGCGTGCGCCGGTCAGAAAATATGGGTACCTGCTGTCAGAGTTGAGAAAAGTAATCTCGCTAAGACATGGGGCGTGCCGTTAGCTCAATGCTTATCGGACCGTTACGGTGGTGATCATTATGGCGTGCCCATGTTAAAAGCGTGACGCATAAGACGGTTGGCTCTTATGGGATTTTCACATAATGAAATTGTAATTCGAGTTGGGGTGTCTAGGCCACAGATCCATGGTGTTCTCTATCAAATCAGAGGTGAAGTCGCGGCCCGACGGAACCGGATTACCGATGAACGCCAAATGAACTTGTTTGATTGATTTTTAAAATAGTTTAAACGGCATTAAAAAGCTATTTGCAGAGTGTTTTAAGTCACTCTCACCCCCTCCCGTGCGTATCGGGGTAAAGGGTGGATACCTGAGCAGAATGCTCTTAATTTTTTATTCTGTCAGGTATGAAAACGAGCCTGACTGAGACTTTAAATTTTACGCTGAAATATGAGGGAGGATATTCCTCCAACCGGGCTGATCCAGGCAACTGGACCGGTGGCCGCATCGGCTCTGGTCGATTAGTTGGCACGAAATACGGTCTCTCTGCTCCATTGGTGTGTCGAGACCGTGGGCTGTGTGTCTCTTCCCAACAAATGAAAACGCTCAGTGAAGACGATTACAGAGCCTTGGCGGAACGTTATTTCTGGCAGCCGATGCGCTGTAACCAGCTCCCGGCAGGTCTTGACGCGTTAGTGTTCGATCACGGTTTTAACACAGGGGTTAAAACCTCTGCACGTTTGCTTCAAACGATTGTCCAGGTTGATACGGATGGTGTCATTGGACCCGGCACAGTGCGGGCTATTGATACGGTGCGGCTGACCGATGTCGGACGGCATTGCTCTTCGGTGATGATCCAAGATTTACAAGCGCGGCTGGAATGCCCACAGACGGGTCTATTGGATGCTCAGACATTGAGCATTATTGAGCAGAAAAATCAGCGTATTGTGTTGATATGCTACGCCCTAAGTAGCCTGCAAATGGCTGATTATCGCTGCAAATCTCAATTTAAAGTCTTCGGATCAGGTTGGTTGGAACGGGCCAGAGCACGCCTAAAATTGGCGTTATCGCTCGCTGATAAAAAGTGCGTGCCGCTGCTGGCTTGACAGAAAGATCGGGCTTGCTGGGCGCAGCGGCCTTTTATGTGAAAGCGCAGACGCAGCGCATGGGAGTTTATCAATGGAGTGGTTTAAAAAATTTGCCCCAGCACTAACCACATTAGTGGATTACGTTCTAGGTGGCACTCTTCAGAAATACGGCGAAGTTGCTCAGACGGCGGTGCGTTCGGCCGTCACAAAAACAGATAACGGTCTGGATGAATTGGTGGCGATTTATCGCAAATATGACGCGAGCCATCCTCTGGTTCAAATGGCCGTTACGGAGGCTCAGAATTTACTCCGTATTGCTGGACTAAAAGTGCCAGAGGCAGAAGATCTTGCGAGCCACATTCGTGCGGCTATTCATGATGTCGCCTCTGTTTTTGTGACATTGGACGGACCTTCCGTTGTTGACTCTACGTCCACAGCACAGGCGCCACAGACACCGCACCCGCAGGTCTGACCATGAGTGAGCGGATGTTTCTAGAATTGGCATTAACTGGGACGTTAGCTCTCGCCAGCATGTTGATGGCGTCATTGCTGTTCTGGATTCATCGGCTCTCTGGTGAAGTGCGGGAACAATCTGTCGAGACACGCACATTGTCTCGTGAATTAGAGACGATCCGCACGACACTGGCCGGAATAACAAAAATTCTAATGGAGGGGCATCATGGTTGATCGATGGGCCGCGATAAGGCTCGCCATTCTGACAGGGCTCGTGGCGCTGAGTGTGGGTATGCTGTTGGGTGTCCGAGGTGGTGAGTTGGAAGCACTGCACTCTTGCGGAATAGCGGCGGTAGGAGGTCGATAATGAGCCTTCATAGCAGACTGACGGAAGAGCGTCGGTGGAGAGTGCTTGATTTTCTTGAGATGGCTCCAGGTCACACACTGAATGAAGATGTTGTCCGCAATTTGTTTCGAGAGGCTGGGTTTCATACAGATGTAGAAACATTGCGGGCTGATATTGATCATTTAGAAAAATATAGTTGTGTGACGCTGACGCGCTACAGATTACGGCAGGCACGGTATCTTTTGGTTATTGCTTTGACATCTGAAGGTCAGCAAACATGGCAGTGTGAGCGCTTTGTCCCAGGCGTGATTGCAAGGAAGCCCTTGTAACATGCCGCGTCGCTCCAAAATCAGTTGTCTCCCCCAAAAAATAAAGACCCGAATTGGGGAGCTGTATGATGCCGGACACACTCTTGATGAGATTATGGCGGCGCTTGAGGGCGTTGATGCTAGCCGTTCATCTGTGGGACGGTACGTCCAACAGCGCGATAAATTGGCGGAAAATGTGCGTCGTTCGCGCGAGGTCTCTGATTCTATCGTCCGCAATTTGGGCGACAAAACCCCTGGAAAACAACAAGCGCTCCTGATTGAGCTTTTCCATACGGTCATGTTGGATTTGTTTCTCAACAGAGAAACGGGAGACATTAGCAGAGATGGTATAGCAGCCCTCAAAGGGAGCCCCAAAGGGATTTCCCAATTGGCTGATGCTTTGCATTCTTTGGCAAGAGCCAACCGGCTTGATGTAGATGTGCGAGCTGATCTGGAAGAACGGGCCCGTCAGAAAGCAGAGCGTGAAGCGCAAACAGCAGTAGAAAAAGCGGCAAAGCGACAGGGTCTTTCGGCTGAGACCGTACAGCAAATTATGGCTGGGGCATTTGGAGTAAAATCATGATACTACCTGTGATATTCTTGCCCTATCAGTCTGAATTGATGGCGGCCGTGCGTCAGCACCCAGTGGTCGTCATTGAGAAAAGCCGACGCACGGGCATAAGCTGGGCAGCCAGTTTTATTGCCGATCTGATGGCTGCGGCTTCTGTTGAAGCGGGCGGCTCCGATGTATTTTACATCGGCTATAATTTGGAAATGGCTCGCGAGTTTATTGATTACTGCGCGGAGCATGCCAAGGCGATGCAGGCTGCTTCTATGCAGGTTCAAGAAAGCTTCTGGAACGACCCCGACCGTGAAGAGAAAGATATTAAGGTCTTTCGAATTGACTTCAGGAGTGGGCATAAGGTTCTTGCCCTTCCCAGCAGGCCGCGTGCCTTGCGTGGTATGCAAGGGCTAGTGATCATCGACGAAGCGGCCTTCCATGATAATCTTGACGAGCTTCTCAAAGCGGCTCTCGCCCTTCTCATGTGGGGTGGGAAAGTTCTCATTATCAGCACGCATAATGGCGATACGAACCCCTTTAATACGCTGGTCAATGATTCCCGATCTGGCCGAAAACCTTATCATCTCTTACGGCTGACACTCGATGATGCGTTGCGTGATGGTCTTTATAAAAAGATTTGTGAACAGACCGGAAAAACATGGTCCCCAGAAGCCGAGCTGCTCTGGCGAGACGAGATATTTAGCAATTACGGAGAAGCTGCCGCTGAGGAACTGGAATGTATTCCTTCAGCGGGATCGGGAGCCTATTTGCCGCTCGCCCTGATCGAGGCGCGGACTCAGGCTGACCTCCCCGTTGTGCGTTGGGGCTGTGACAGTGGGTTTGTGCTGTTATCTGAGCGCCTCCGCGAAGCAGAAACGAACTTCTTTATTCGTGAGCAACTCGATCCATTACTGGCTGAGTTAGACCAAAAAACACCGCATGTTTTTGGAGTGGATTTTGGACGCTCAGGAGATTTGACGGTCATTTGGCTTTTAGCTCTGGGAGAGCGGTTGCACCGGCAGACGAGTTTTGTTGTTGAGCTTCGGAATGTGCCGTTTGAACAGCAAAAGCAGATATTGCACCATATTTTAAACGCGACACCTCTCTTACGGGCCGGTGCCTTAGATGGGCGCGGCAATGGGCAATATCTCGCAGAAGTTACGGTCCAGAAATATGGCAGTCGTATCGAAGCGGTGATGCTCAGCGAGGGCTGGTATCGAGAGAATATGCCGCCCCTCAAAGCGGCCTTTGAGGATGGTTTGATTAGTCTTCCGCAAGACCGCGAGATTGTGGATGATCTGCGAGCACTCACGCTAGTGCGTGGCGTTGCCCGTGTGCCGGAAGGACGCACAACTGGCAGCACAGGCAAGCGACACGGTGATGCGGCGATTGCCCTTTCTTTGGCGTATGCCGCTAGCCGCGCCACGCCGTTTGACTATGGCTATACGCCTGTTCCCCTGCCGTGGATGCAGAATGATGGGTCTGGCCTGCGAGAAACCGCACAAGATGAAGAACGACGCGACCGATTTGGAGGCAAAACGGGAACGTTTGGGCTCAATGGAAAGGTTTACTTATGACGATAAAGGAAAAACAGAAGAAAGTCACACAGCGACAGAAACAGGCAGAGGCTTATTTGGACAAATGGGCGCGTGATAACGGACGCGTAGCCAAATGAATATTTGGGACACGAACGGTCATCTTAATGGAAGAACTGTGGTTATTGTAGTTCTTCTGGCGGCTCTTTGGGTCGGGTTGGTTTTCCTCATAGGCTGGATATGCGGACTAGGAGAACGGATAGACGTCGCACGAATGCAAAAGGAGAGTGACGAATTTGCCTTAGGCATCGTGAAACGCAGCCTTGAGAAACGTGCCATGCAGGCTTCTCTGGACCTTAGTAAGACAGACGCGACGCCAGATCAGTCTTTGAAACAAGCGCGACCATCTAAGCGTAAAAACGGGAAGGTGTATCTGTGACGATGAAGGCGATTTGCACGGCCGTCATTGTGGCCATTATAGCGGGATTGATGGGGGTCATTCTCCGGCTGACCTGGAAGGCTGCACGAGAGAAAGCCGCGCGGCAGGCGCAAGATGACGCGCACTCTATTCTGGATATCCAGGCGAAGGCCACACAGGCCGCGACAGATGCTGATAATACAGATGCACAGCTCAATGAGGCTTTAAGTCATGGCACGTTTTAAAACGGTCATCAGTGTTGTGATGTTGAGCGGCTTGGCAGGCTGTGCGGCACCCGAGGTTAAAGGGCTATGCCCCGGATATGTGCATTATAGCCAGGATGACGATCAGAGTTTGCTCGCGGAATTACAGATAGCCGATCAGAACGGACAGACGCTTCCGGTGACGCATCTTTATTTGCGCGATTATGGCAAGCAACGAGCAGCCTTAAAGGTGATCTGCAAAGGAGATTAAACGGTGGCGCTTGTTGATCAATATGGAAAGCCTCTTAAGGCTCCTGTAACGCAGAAAGAAAGCATGGGGGCAAGCGTTGTCGGCTCTCGCCCTGCCATTACGGACTCCATTGTCACGCTGGGATTAAACCCTGCGGATGTTGGGGCTCTGATGCGCTCAGCCGCTGTCGGGAACAGCTGGGACTGGCAGATTTTCTGTGAGATCATTGAAGAGCGCGACCTTCATTATTTGGGGGTGTTAAATACTCGTAAGCGTTCGGTTGCTCAATTACCGATGAATGTCGTGGATGCAGGCCCAAGTAGGATGCAGCGCCGTCATGGTGATTTCGTGCGGGACTGGTTGGATAAAGGTATCGCACAGCGGGCCGCTTTTGACATTTTGGACGCGATTGCCAAGGGTTTCTCGATCCATGAGATTTTCTGGCATAATGAAGCCGGGAATTACTGGCCGGAACGTTTGGTGTATCGGCCCCAACGTTGGTTCGAGATCAGCTATCAAGATGGCGAGACGATCTGGCTGCGTGATGATACACGCACAAGCCGCCCTGCCATTGAGGGTGCTGTAGACGAAGCGGCCATGCGCCCCTTAGACCCAGCCCGCACGTTGGTGCATCGCCATCCCTCTTGGTCAGGGCTTACCATTCGATCTGGTTTGACGCGTGCGGTAGCATTTAATTCCCTGTTTAAACTGTTTTCAAACCGTGATTGGGGCTTGTTTGTGCAAGCCTATGGCGTGCCATTGCGCATTGGTAAATTTGACGCGTCTTCTACCGCTGATGATCGGGCAACCCTATGGCGGGCGCTCACAGATGTAGCCGGTGCCGGTGCGTGCATGATCCCAGATCGAATGCAAATGACATTTGTTGAGCCCAAGAATGGCGCCGGCAGCAATGACACCCATGAACGGCGTATTAAATGGCTAGACGAGCAAACCAGTAAGGCCGTGCTCGGCCAGACAGGTACAACGGATGCACGCCATGGCACGCACGCAGCGGCTGCCACACATCGGCTCGTGCAGGAAGATATTGAGCGGTCGGATGCGGCGTTGTTAGCGGAAACACTGAACAGTCAGCTGGTCAAGCAGATGATTGATTATAGTTTTGGACCACCAAAGGACGGCCACTATCCACGCATTAATATTGGCCGCCCTGATGAAGCCCCAGTTGAAGTCATTATTGATGCTGTCCAAAAAGCCGGACCGCAAGGATTTAAAGTGGCGGCCAAGGATCTCTATGCACGGCTTAATCTGGAACCGCCGGAAGAAGGTGATGATGTGGTGGGCATTGCGGTGCCACCACAACCGGCACTCCCTGCCAAGGTGACGTCTCCTAAGCAAATGGCGGGGGAAGAAACACCGCCGCATTTTCCCACACCGACGAGCCGTGATGAGCAGCCCGCTCCAGAAGAACAACCAGAGAAGTTGAGTTTACACGCGGCCGTTGGGCGGTTGGTGGATCGGTCAGTGAGTCGGTCGCCTCAGATTATCGAAGCTTTGACCGATCATCTGGCCTATGAGGCCGCCACAGGGTTGGGCGCGATGACGGAGGCTGTGCGTGAGCAGATGGAACAGGCGACCTCATGGGAGGATATGAAGCGACGGTTGGAGGATTTGAAGCTCCCAGACGAACAATTCGCTAAGGCCATGGAACAGGCATTGCTCGTCAGTGAATTAGCGGGTGAAGCACAAATGCTTGAAGAGATGAAACATGCCTGATCCCGTTCTGTCGCATGTGCGATTGCCGCCAAGTGAGGCTATTCGTTACTTCCGGCAGAAAGTTAATGTGCCTACCGAGCGTTGGGGTGAACTCGAGTCAGCCGCCCACTCTCGGGCTTTTGCGGTAGCAGGTGCTGCCAGCACAGCGTTATTAAATGATTTCAAAACGGCTGTGGGCCGTGCATTAAGTGATGGCACGACCCTTCAGGAGTTCAAAAAGAGCTTTAATAGTATCGTCAAAAAACATGGATGGGACCATACAGGCACACCAGGATGGCGTGCCAAAGTCATCTATGAGACGAACATAGCGGATGCTTATTCGGCAGGTCGTTACCGACAAATGACCACGCCTGAGGCGTTGGAACTCTATCCATATTGGCGGTATGTGCATCATGAATGCGCTCATCCACGCCCGATGCATTTAGCATGGTCTGGCACGATCCTTCTCAATAGTGATTCCTGGTGGGAGTCACATTATACTCCCAATGGTTATAACTGCCATTGCACTATCGAAGTGGTTTCTGAAGCACGCATGCGGCGCAATCAATGGACTGTTGATAAAGCGCCGCCTATTGATCTGAAGCCATGGCGCAATCCAGCGACAGGAGAAATCATCCATGTCCCTGTCGGGATTGATCCAGGCTTCCAGCATAATCCGGGACTAGAATGGGCTAAGGCGGAGAAAGCACGTCAGGCTTCTGCGATGACGCCGCTTACGCATGTAAAGGGGCAGCCTGTGGAGGCGCTTCCTGAGCAGGAACGTCAAGCTGTGCAAAAGAAACAGATTAAACAATTAGCCAGCATGGAAAGGCCAACGGGTATCGTTGACGCTGCTACCTTATCAGAACATGTGAAAAATCTTCTCGGAAGTAAGAGTCGTCAAGTCTTTCTGTCTTCAGAAACATTGATGAAGAATCAGACACATCATCCCAATATCAGTCCAGATGATTATGCTGATTTAGCCGCGATGATTGCCGACCCTGACTACGTTCTTAAAGAAAAACAAGAAGGAAGACTGACACTACTGGCTGGGACAGGAAGACCCTATCGTATTGTTTTGAAAAGAACGCAGAACGGCAACGAAAACTTTATTCTATCCGTTACGGACATTGGCGATCATCATTTCGCGCAGCTCGTGCGTAACCGCGAAGTTCTGTTTGATAAACGTCACAAGGAGAAGAAATAGCGCGGCACGTGGGTGGGGCCTGCCGGTAACCCCACAATAGTGCTCCACCCAAAGGGCGTGCCCTGGTCGGCAGAATATCGCCAGATCACCACGCGCCGCGCTGCTTATAGTAAGCAGGACGATGTCATGAATCAAGCATAATGGGGCGACGAACACATTCAGCAATAGGAAAGATGATGGCTGTCATTAAGATTGAAGGAACAACAAACCGAATTTCTGAAGCTCTGTCGCGTCTAGAGCTTTTGGGCAAGCAGCCGCAAGAGTTTCTGGCGGCGCTCGGTCTTGAAATGGTGGATCGGACCCGTGAACGTATAGAACAAGGTGTTACGCCAGAAGGAACACCCTTTGCGCCGCTGAACCCTCTTTATGCTCAGAGCAAGCGAGGCCTAGGCATTTTGAGAGAACGTGGGTATCTCTTCAACCGGCTCGTGTCACGGCAGGAAGGAAATACGCTGATTTGGGGTTCAAATGAGATTTACGCAGCAGTCCATCAATTCGGCGCAGTGATTAAAAAGAAGGAAGCGCCCGCTCTTGTCTTTAGAATGGGCGGTCATGTGTTTAAACGTGATTATGTAACGATCCCCGCGCGTCCTTATCTTGGGTTTAACGCAGAAGATCGTGAGGCATTGACCAGCACGCTTGAGGTCTTTTTCAAGCAATGTTTACGCGGCTGACGCTTTCTGCATGGGCGTGGTGATTTTTCAAACGCCTTTCAAACGTTTTCAAACGGGGTTAGAAGCGCTTTCCAATCTCTCTTGAGGTATTTTACCTCTAAAAGGGAAAACGCTCTGTGCGGGCAAATATGAAGCCAACGCAATTTGAGAATAAACCCTCTCATCCGGGGTAAAGGATGCAACCCTGAATAAAGGGGGGATGGTCATCTTATTCTGACACCATGAACGAGATGACGCACTTGCCGCTACCGGCAACAGGCACAACGCCTCCTGAATGGATACATCTTCTGCCTGCTGGGTCTTTCCCAGCCGTCGGTGGTCGTAAGACATTGCGTGCTGAAAGTCTTCGAGATGTCATCACGGCGTCCATGAAGGGCGGCAAAATTGTCCTTGATGAAAACCATTCTACTGACCTTGCGGCTCCACAGGGACATTCATCTCCAGCGATGGGATGGATCGAGCGCATGGAAGTCCGACCAGATGGCATTTGGGGGCACGTGCGTTGGACGAAACGTGGACGGACGGTCATGGATGACCATGGCTATCGCTCCATTTCCCCTGTGTTGAAAAGCACGTCAGCGGGGATTGTGACGCAAATCCTGCGGGCTGCTCTCACCAACAACCCTGATCTTTTGCTCACATCTCTCCATTCCAAAACATCCCAAACAACAGAACAGGAAAATAGCGCGATGACTTATCCGCTGGCTGCGCTGCGTTCTCGTCTTGGCCTCGGGGCTGATGCGGATGAAGCAGCTATTAATAAGGCGCTGGATGGCGCTCGTGGAGCCGTGTCGCTTCATTCTCAGGCAGCCGTCCTCGCAGGCCTCCCAGAGAGTGCTTCTAATGAGGATGTTCTCAACGCTCTAAAGAAGCAGCATGAAAAGGTAACGTTGCATGCAGCGGATGCGGTGAATTTTCAGAAACAGCTTGATGACCTCAAGGCTGAAAATAATCGGATAGCCGCTGAAAGTTGGATGGAAAAAGTAGGACGTCAGAAAATCATCTCAGATGATTTACGTGGTCGATTGCTTACCCTTCATGCTTCTGATCCAACAACAGCTGAGATGATGGTGGAAAGCTTGCCCGCTGCTCCATCAGGAACGGTTACGCTTCACCATGGACGCCAGCATAATGGGACAACCAGCCAGAATATTCCCGGTCTTGATAAGGCGGATAAGGCTTTAGGACTGACAGCAGATGACCTGAAAGCTGGGGGGCTTGCGTAATGGCTCTCAAAAGCGACCGGCCTGTTTCAGAAAAGAATGTCCCTCATGGCCCTGAGTTTGGGCATTCGGTAGCCAGCGGCTTTCGAGTTTACCGGGGCTCTCTCGTAGCGGTTTGTGCCGATGGCACGATTGTTCCTGCTGGCTCAACCAATACGCCGTCACCTCCTGTGGCAATTGTCGGGATAGCGCGACAATTCAAAGATAACAGTCCAGCAGGCTCAACATTAAACGGCGATATGGTGGGACCGCACCCTATCTGGGTCAAAAAAGGCTGTTTTGCCTTACCGTTTGATACGGCTCCGAGCTGGGCAAATGTCAATCAGCCTGTTTACGCCATTGATGATGAGACCGTGTCTCTTTCCCATGAGGGGAGTTCTTCTGGTGAGAGTTCTTCGAGCGGTTCACGGCTGCAAGTTGGCACGCTGGCTGGTTTCGAGACCAACGGCACGCCTTACGTTTTGATTTCCTGAAAGAGAGTTCATCGTGGATATTAATGCGGGTTCTATTAACGCCCTGACGGCTCGAACGTCTTTGGTGTTTAACAAATATATTTCGACAGTTCCTAGTCATTACGTCAAAGTCGCAATGACCATTCCATCAAACGCTGGGGAGAATTTCTATCCGCGTATTGCTGAACTGCCTGGCATGCGCGAATGGGCTGGACAGCGCGTCGTCCATCGCCTGAATACTCAGGAGCGGTTCACAATCGTAAACCGCACATTTGAAGAAACGTTTGGGATACGACGTGAGGACTTTGAAGATGACCAGTTCGGATTTTTAACGCCGGCAATCCAACAATTAGCTGCGGATGCTGCGAAGTTACCAGATCGCCTTGTTTTCGGTCTCTTAGAAAATGGGCATCGCGAGATCGGCATTGACGGGCAGTATTTTTTTGATACCGATCATGTGGGAACGGGAAAGAATGGCCAACCGACGGCCTTCGCTAATATCATGCGCCCTGGTGACGGTGAACAAGCGGCACCGGCTTGGTATTTGTTTAATACACAAAACCCCCTAAAACCCTTGATCTTTCAAACCAGGCGCCCCTTCAGCGTTACGTCACGGACACAACTGACTGACGGGATTGTCTTTAATCATAACGAATTACAATGGGGTATTGACGGGCGCTGCAATGCCGGGTTCGGACTACACAATTTTGCCTTTAGATCCACAGCGCCACTGACAGCAGAAAATCTGGGTAAGGCCATCTCCATGATGGAGACGCAATATCGTAAAGACGGCCAGCCTTATAACAGTCGCCCGAATATCATGTTTGTCCCCACCTCTTTAGAAGGTGCAGGCCGGACGTTGTTGGAAAAAGACCTCATCCCACAGCTGGCACCTGACGGGAAAACCTACATCACCGGGTCTAACCCCTGGAGCAACACGCTGGAATTAAACGTTTGCCCCTATCTCGATCCGCTCGTGAGGAATGACTAATGCCCCAGAAAAAAGGTTCTCAGAACGAGGTTGAAGAAACATACCAGCAAGCAACGCAGAGTTCTGTAGACCCGAAAATCCATTCTGTCGCAGCTGAAGTCCTCATGTCTTCTAGTTCCCTTTCTTTAAAAGCTGGGGAATTACTCGTGATCTGCACTCAGCCAGGGTTTAGACGCGCCGGTATTGAGCATGAACGCCTAAAGGTTTGGGAAGCTGGCGAGCTGACCGAGGGACAGATCGAACAGATGCGACGCGAGCCTCTGCTGACTCTTGTGAAGGTTAGTTGAGATGTCTTACGCGACACTCGCTGACATGATTGACCGTTATGGCCGAGAAGAGATCGAGACCACGACACCAGATCGCGACAGCCCCAGAGGAACACTGGATGAAGCGCGGGTCAGCCGTATTCTCAGTGATGCCTCTTCGACAGTCGATAGCTATCTGCAGCGCCGCTATGTCGTACCCATCCAGCCCGTTCCGCCTGTCGTGGTGCGTATCTGCTGTCAGCTGGCGCGGTTCGATCTCGCTAATGGCGGTAGCAATGTGCCCAGTGAGCAAATCCGTGCAGGCCAGCAGGCTGCTATGGCGTGGTTACGCGATGTCGTAGCGGGGAAAGCCACGCTGGACGCTGTGGCTAAGGTAGATCAGAGCGATGATTGGTCACGCTTCCAATCGCGCTCGACCTTTCATTCACGCGAAGGGTTTTCCTATGAATGAAGAGGAAATTACCCCACCCGGCTATCCTGGAGCGATTCTTAAAGGGGATGTTGTTGCCAAAGCCTATCGGGGCTTACGGCGACGGTTAGAGAGTTTATTTCCGACTGAGGTGTTTAAGCATATAGCGTTGCCGCCTCATGCCAGCCGTAGGACGTGGGACGAGATTGTGAATGATACGCCTGCTGTCGCGGTTGGGATCGGCACCTGGCAGGCTTCAGGCAAGGCAGTTGGTAATTTCATTGGCGATCTAACCTTTCCTGTGGCGGTTCTTCAAAGTCAGAGCCGTTCCGAGGATTTGTATCTGGGCACGGGAAAAATTCGTGGCATGGGCGTGGCCGGGATCATGGCTGCACTGGCTGGTGGCTTAAATGGCTGGAAATTGCCTGATGTCGCGTCATGCCGTGTGGGGTCTATCACGCTGCCCAACACAGAAGATTGGTTTGGCGACCGGGCAGCGTTGGTAGTGGCGGATGTCGTGTTTCCTAATGTGGGTCTGGATAACACAGAAGCTCTTGAGGAGCTGGATGAGTTTCTGAGTCACCGAGATCATTTGAAAATTATGGGACAACAAAATGGCGAATGAAGAACAACGGCTTGTCCTTGTCCGAGCAGGTGAAGGACGGCGCGTATTGGCTCCTGATGGCAGCGCTGTACCAAAGGAAGGGTTCCGCGTTAACCCCTATGACCCATGGTGGGGCGTCTGCTTGGCCAATGGTGACGTCGTGCCTTTGAATGATGTTCAAGACACACAAATGGCGAGACAGAAAAGCGTGGCGGTAAAGCCGGAGGTCAAGGATGCCTGATTTTAGAGAAATTCCCGGATCATACGCCGTTCCTGGCAGCTACATGGAAGTCCATGACCTACCAGCGGCGGACCGTGTGAGCGATATGCCGCTGCGTGTGATCATCGTGGGGCAGACCAATCAGCAGTTTGAGAATAATATCCTCCACGAAAATGTTACGGTGCCGCAAGTTGAAAATATCTACGGGCGTTCTGCCATTATGACGCAGGCCGTTCGGGCGTTCATGGCGGAAAACCCTAATCTGCCCGTGGATACGATTGGCATATTGACACCGGGTGATGCCAGGGCTGCTACCGCGACCATCAAATTCACTGGCAGCTCGTGGCGTAACATGACGAGCGGTGTTTATATCGGCGGTATTCGTGTCAGCTGGACCGTTAGTAGCGGGGATACCCCGTCAACGGTCGCGACCAATCTGTTGACGGCGATTAATGCCAGTCTCATCGGTGAAAACCTCGGCATCACGGCGCAAATTGGCAATGGTGGTGATAATATTGTCTTAACGGCTGGGGAAGCTGGGCAGTTAACGAATGATTTTAATGTTCGTTTTTCTAGCGCCACGGTCGATCAAATCCCGGGAATGGGCGTGCTCGTCAACAGCATGGCGGGAGGAACGGGCACACCTGATATGAGCCCTGCCATCCTATCCTTAGGTGACCGCTGGTATACAGATGTGGTCCTCCTCCAAAATGATCCAGCGGCTGTAACTCTCTTTGCACAGGAAGCCAAACGTCGGTCTGGGGCGATGGTGGCTCGCGATATGCGGGTTCATGTGGGGATGATAGGCACGCAAGGACAAGCACTGAATTTACAAGGTTCAGTCTCAACTTCCGAAAATGTTATTCTGTTCCCGTGGTGGTTTCCTAAAGCCTCGTCATGGCAAATGGTCAGTGCTCTGGCCGCGCAGGTCGCGCAGAGCTTAAATACGGACCCAGCCCGACAGTTGCGCGGTCTGCCGTTGAACACATTGGCGGGGCTCGGACCGGAGAAGCAGGACGATTTCAGCGACCAGCAGAAAAATGTGTTGTTGAACAATGGCTGCTCAACGGCAGTCGTGAATGATGATGGCACGGTCACGCTTCAGCGCGTGGTGACAACCCGCACCATCAATCCTGCGAGTGGCACACTCTCTGGGGTATGGGATGTGATGATCCCAGCCATTGCAGCGCGTGTGCGCTATGAGTGGAATACCTACATTGAGGCCACGTATTTCCGCTCAAAACTAGCTGATGATGGCTCACCACTCGCCAATGCGGATGGGGTGGTGACGCCTAAAACCCTCAAGGGATCGTGGGCCGGACAATGTAAACTCTATGAAGCCCTCGGCTGGATTGATGACGTCGCAATAACAGCCCCACAAGCAGTGTTCCAGCGTGATCTTTCTGATCGCAATCGGGTGAACAGCACTCTTCCTATCAAACCGATGGGATCATTGATGGTCTTGGCCAATATCCTGAATATGGAGGTCTAACGTGGCACAGACATTAGGCATTATTCGCCTCTTCTGGCGCGGCAAACTCTATGACACGCAGAAAGGCGTCAAGTTTCGGCTTCCGGGTGTCAAAAATGATGATGTGGCAGGCAATTTCCGCACGTTGCGATCAACCCAGTATCAAGTGGGACAAGTCCAAGCCACGATCATCCCGATTACGGGAAGTAGTCCGACGGATTTCTCTCCTGCTCTTGGAGAGGGGGAGCTTCAATTGCAGTCTGACCTTGGAAAAGTCTGGGTGATTTCAGACGCCTATGTGCGTGAAATCCCAGAATGGAGCGACGATGGTAAAGCAGCCGTTACATGGTCTTTTAACACCTATCAGGAAATTTCATGATGTCACAAACAAATGCACAGGCTCTTCCACCACGGGCAACACTTCTCGATGATGGGACAGTTGAATATGCATTAAGCCGCCCGGTGACCATTGACGGTCTTAATGAGTCTCTCACAGTGCTGAAATTTCGGGAGCCTACAGCCGGTGATCTCATTGATGCCGGAGCAACAGGCGCATCAGGGGCACAGGGCCTTGCGCTTTTGGCCAGTGTCACGGGGAACAAGTCCCTTCTGGGAGAGAAATTACTGCGTGCTCTGCCTGCGCGGGACTTTCTGGCGGCTCAAAAGGTTGTTGCGTATTTTTTCAACGATGGCCTGCCGACTGGCCAGTAAGGCTGGCGGCTCTGGCCAATACGCTGAGATTTAATCGAACCGATTTACGGGCTCTAACCCTCGGTGAGTTAGCTTTTTGGTCGCATGCCCAATCTGACTATGTGGCTCTGGTTCAGAGCCAACAAAATTCCCATTAAAGACGTAAAGGGCCGCGCATGGCAGGCGAGTTAACGGCACAATTTGAGCTTGAGTTGCTTGACCGCATGAGCGGCCCTCTGCGTGAAGTGCTCGATCATGTTGAAGGTTTAAACCGTGTTTTAACGCAGTTTAACGGCCATGGGAAAACAGTTACCGACACGACTGACAAGCTAGATGGGGCTTTACAGAAATCTTCTTCCGGGGCGGCTGCGGTTTCTGATGCTCTCTCCAAAACGAATGCAGTTCTAGGTCAAACAGAAGCTGCTGGTCATGAAGCCGGGAATGGATTGCATTCCGTTGATGCTTCCATGGCAGACATTGAGGGACAAGCAACCAGCACATTAGGCTCTGTCGAGCGGTTAAGTCGCACCATGATGGGGCTCCATGAGAGTACAAATCAAGAACGTGCTGGAACGGAGAAATTCAACGAAGTTTTACAGGAATCCTCCTCCGGTGCAGCTGCGGTTTCAGATGCTCTTTCTAAAACGAATACTGTTCTAGGCCAAACAGAAGGAACGAGTCATGAGGTCGAGGATGGGTTACGCTCTGTTAACGACGCGCTGACAGAGGTTAACGATCAAGCGAGTGGCACACGAGGATCTGTTGAACAGTTGAGCCGCACCATGACGGGGCTCAGTGAGAGTACGGCTCAGGAAAGTACTGAGGCGGCAAGACTGGATGAGGCTTTACAGGACACTTCCACGGGTGCAAAGGCGGTTTCTGATGCCCTCTCCAAAACGAATACTGTTTTGGGAGAAACAGGTGGTGCAAGCCATGAAGCTGGAAATGGTCTGCACTCTGTTGAAACCTCTCTGACAGGGGTTGAAGAGCAAGCTAAGAGCACGCTCAGTGCCGTTGAACGTCTGAAAAACGCTATGAGAGACATGCATGGCGACGTTGGCAAAAAGCTGCATGGCTTCCATGAGAATTTCAATAAAGCGCAAAGCCAAGGTTTTAACGCTCTCGTTTCAGGCTTTGAGTTAGCAGAACCGGTCAAAGAGGCTGCCGAATATGACAACATCATTCGTCATGTTGGGATCGGTCTGGAGATCCATGGCGATGCACTCGACGATTATGTTCTGCGAGAAAAAGTCAAAATTAATGAGCTGGCCCGTGAAACAGGTCAGCGCAGCGGTGCATTGGCTGAGGGGCTGGGATTTTTCTCTCGTGAAGGTTTCCGAGGCGACGAACTGGACCATCTCCTCTCTGTTACGGCGAAAATATCCACAGCTTATAATGCAATGCCTGAGTCCGTGGCAAAGTCAGCTTTTGCTCTGAAAGAAAATCTGGGTGTTGATAATAAAAACCTGCTTGGTGCTTTGGCGAGTGTGGCCATCGCCGGGAAGCAAGCGGATTTACCTTTTGAAAAACTCGCACCTCTCTTGCCGCAAGTTGCAGCCGCGGCTGGGGCTTTGGGCGTCAAGGGGCGAGCGGGCGTAAATGATCTCGCGGCCGCCCTGGCGGTCGTGCGTAAATCAACGGGAACAGAAGGCGAAGCAGCCACAGACGCCAAAGCATTCCTGCAAACGATTACGTCCACCACAGGGGCGAAGAAATGGCAGAAAATCTTCGGAGAAGACATATACGATCTAGAGGCGAATGCTCGTAAACATGGGCAAGACCCAATGATGGCTGTGCTGGAGCGTATTCGTGGATTGGTCGCTCAAGTGGGCGACACGAATAAAGCCCTCGGTATGATCTTTCATAATCGTGAAGATAAAGAATTCACCTCTGGGGTGTTAAATCACTGGGATCAGTATGTGACGATCCATCGCTTGGTCGAAAGTGCTGATCAAGGAGTGATTGACCGAGATTATAATGACGGCCGTAAAAGCACGCTCATCCAGGTGCAAGAATTTGAAGACGCTACTGCGCAATTGATGCGGCGGATTGGCGATGATTTTGCGCCGACGCTCCATCTTGTCACGCAAGCGATTAACGGCGTGAATAAGGCGTTCGAGTGGATGGATCGGGTTGCGCCAGGTTTGTCTCCGATCTTGGTGGGTACCGCTGGGGCTTTCCTTGGGATCACGACGGTCTTGATGGCGTTGGGCGCAGTAACAACCGCAGCGACCGCAGGGTTCGGGATTTTAGCGGCAGTCATTGGCGCTGTTAGTTGGCCGGTCGTGTTGGTTATTGCCGGGATTACAGCCGTCGGTGTAGCGCTTTACGAGCTTTATCAGCACTGGGATCAAGTAAAAGTCGTCATGGACCATGTTGGGACGGCGGTCGTTAATTTTATTAACAAAGTTCTTGATGCCATCCCTGGGGCTCTAAAGGATGGGTGGCAATGGGTTAAAGACACAACGAATCATGTCTTACATTTACCGGGCTCTCCACCAGCAAACAATCCTGAGCAAAACGTACCTGGGATTTTGCCGCCACCGCCGTCAGCAAACCAGGATAATAATAAGGTTGATCCTGCAAGACATGATCCGCTTGGGAATGTTTTAAACCTCAATGATTTTTTGATGGCGAAAAATCAGCCATCATCGCTTCTTCCATTCCCGCTTCCGAAAATCCCCACTGTGCCTATTCCGATGCCTCCATCAGAAAGCCGGGGTCAGAATAAAGAGGGTTATGGAAATCATGGTGCGACAGGCAAGGTATTACATCTTCATAAAACACGCCACATCGAACAGAAATCCACATTTGCTGTTGCGCCGCTGCCGCCTGCCGCTCCTGTCGTTCAGCCAAGAGAAGAACGACGTTTGAGAGTTGATATTTATGCGGATGAAGGGCTGAAAGTTCACACGAATAACGGAAATGATCCATCCCTAGAGACACACACTTATAGCGGCCATAACGGCATGATGGGGAGGCCCTGATCATGGATACTGCGTTTGGTTTGGAAGGTTTAGGCGGTTCTCTTCTCTCACAATGGGGCAGCGGCTTAGCGGGAGGCTTGTTCAGTCGGTTCGCTACATTGGCCTCCCTGGGTGGCGTGTCCTTCGCCATTGTGAATAGTCACGAAGAAATCGGCCGGCGCATCACGCGGGTGTTGTTTCCTGATTTGCCTCCGAGCAAACAGATTTTTCAAGATTTCGGGGCGATTGATACCCCCATCACCATCACAGGGCTGATTGTGGGGGATGATTACGTAATCCGTGCGGAGCGGATGCGGAAGGTGTTAGCCACACCGGGGAAGCTTACCTTACTGCATCCTTGGTGGGGACGCTTAAAAGTGCGGCTAATCAAGCCCGCACAGATCTCTTTTGACGAAGGGAAAATCAGGCTCGCGCATTTCCAAGCGCAGCTGGTGCGCGATCCTGATCCGCCAGCACCAAAAGGGTTTTTCGGTTCCTTATTCGACAGCATCAATAACTTATTGACCGAGGCAGACGCACTTCTTGACGAGGCGCAAACAGCCCTCGCAGAAGTGCTTTCAGCAGCTTCGCTCCCATTGACGTTGGTTAATTCCATTTCTTCCCTCATCTCTCAGGGAAAGGGTGTTTGGGATAGCCTTACAGTGCGATTTCCTGAGCAGGTTAAGGCGGCCATTGTGGAACCTCAAGCGGTTATGGCAGCGGGTGTGGTGGCACCACGGCGAAATTTGGATGAGAGCTATAGCACGGCCGTCTGGCATGCTCTGATTGTCACACCGGCGGCTCTCGTTGGGTCTATCAGTGCAGAGGATAACTCTGTGGTGGCTCCCGCCGGGAATGCACAGTTTCAAGATAATAAGACGATTACAGGGCAGCAAATCGCTGGGGTGTTGCTCTCTGGATCAGAAAGATTTGGGCAGATCGCCGACCAGCTCTCTTTGAGTAACCCTGATCCGGCTTCAGTGCTCACATTGGGTGTGGCGGCGCGGTCCGTTATTGTAAGCCAACTAGCCAGCGCATGGTCAGAATGTTCATTCGTAAGCAACGATGAAGCACAAGCTTTGGCCACGCAGATGACAGGCGCAATGGATGCCCTCACAAATGATATTGTGGCCGCAAGCTCTGCCCGCGCCAGTGTGTCGTTGCAGCCTATTTTTGGACGGCTTCAGGCGGTAAGAGCTGCTTTAATGGCGGATGTTACGGCACGGATTGGCTCATTGCCTGCGGTTGTTGAAGTGCCTGTCGTTCAGCCTCAGTCACTATGGTCCATTTGCTATGCTTTAGAGGGCGACAACGTGGCGAATGTTCAGCCGTTATTGGACGATGCCGCGCAACGAAACAATCTCCTTCACCCCGCTCTAACCGGACCAGGCATTATTACTGTATTGGAGCCGAATGATGACGGGCAGTGACCATATTCGGGCGCACCGGAGACGGATGGCAGGTCTCTATTTAGATGGCCGTGCGTGCCTTTATTGGGAATCCTTAGAAGTTGGACTTGATCTCGCTAATTTGGCCGGAATTTGGCGTGCAACGTTACGCTTGCCCGTTCCTCGTCTCGAAGGAACAATGCCAAAGATTGGGCAGAGCGTCACCATAGAGATCATGAATAAGCCCGTTTTAAAAGGTTGGCTGGAAGCGATTAACGCGCAGGGGGATGAGAAAAGCCTCAACATAACGATCTCAGGGCGTGACCTTGCTGGAGACCTGGTGGATTGTGCCGCTCAGGCTGAAGGCCCTGGACGAATGGATAAGGTGCGGCTGGAAGCTGTGGTGGGACATTTAGCCCAGCCCTTTGGTCTCTCGGTAGATCGTGTGGTTGATACAGGCGCACCTTTTGAAGTGGTGGCGTTTGATACATCAAGCCGTGCCATCGACGTGATCGAGCAACAGAGCCGCCAGCGTGGGGTGTTGGTGACCTCCGATGGATTAGGGAAAATCCTCCTGACCAAACCGGGCCGAACACGAGCGGATGAGGATTTGATCTATCCGGGCGGCAATGTGCAAAAAATGGAAGCCAGAATGACACAACGCTTCAGCGACCACATCGTTAAAGCACAAGGCACGAGCCGCCATCGAGGGGAAAAAGCCCCTTTGTCTCCCGATATGGCCGCAGGATTATCGACACGCGTGATGGGAATGGGCCAGCATGAAGAGCGAGCCACCTGTCAATTTGGGTATTGCCATGACAGCGGCGTGGGGCGCTATCGGCCACAGGTTTATTTAGCCCGCACTAGCAGTGAACAACAACCGCAACAGTCACGCTCAGGAACCTCATTAGGGTCGTTGTTGCAACAGTCGCGAAGGATACAGAGGCCAGGATATCATAAAGCGACAGCCGCGACACAACCCGACACACCCTCCCGACAAAAAGGTGCGCCTTACTCGCTCGATGATCAGGCAGCCTGGCGCATGAGAACCACGCGTGCCCAGGCAACGGCTTACATTTATACCGTGCCGCGTTTGGTCACACAGAGCGGTGCATTGTGGCGGCCTAATCAGATTGTTCATGTGAAAGATGCGATCAATGGCGTGAATGGCGACATGCTCATTGGCGGTGTGACGTGGGTTATCTCCAGCCGAGAGGTAAGCACGCGTCTCTCTGTTGTGCCGCCGGATGCTTACGATCTTGCAGGACAAGCCGACCAAACGCCGCGTCATGGCCGTTCAGTAAGACGGCATGGTTTAGCCGGGAGACATGGACGGTGAATTTCTTTGATATTTACCACACAATCCGCGGGCAAATCCTACGCGCGGTCGTGAAGCTTTTAGACGACACAAAGCCAGAACAACATATTGCCGTAGTGACGCACGCCGGTGAGGACCGCACGAATGTGCCTGTCCATTATCCCTTTGGCTTTAGTTCTCACGTTCCACTTGACGGTGCCGTTACGCATGTTTTCCAGAATGGGAGTGATCCGGCCGACTTGTTTGCGTTGCCACCTGCCAATCCAGGCGCTGCCCGAATGGGTGGGCTCAAGGAAGGTGAAACGGTCCTCTATGATGAGGTGGGGCAACGCGTGCATTTGCGTGCAGGAAGTTTCATAGAGATTGATGGCACGGAGACCGTTATTGTGAAAATTGGTGGTGTACCGATCCTCATAGTGTCTCAAACGGGCATTCAGGTAAATGGGTCAATAACCGCCACACAGGATGTCGTGGGTGACGGGATTAGCCTCAAAAATCATACACATGGCGGCGTTAAAAATGGGCCGTCAAACACCGGGAAACCTCAATAAAATACGGTTAAAACCCTTTCCCGGGGTAAAGGTGTCAACCCTGAACCCGATAGAGTGCCAGGGTCTAAAGTGGCTCTATGACACAGCGACCTACCATAGCAACCATACAGTTCTCCCCCATAAATGGGCAGACAGATTTGGTCATCACTTCCACCGGAAGTGGCCGGGGGCGCGTGTCTTTTGACCAGAGTCTGGCCTCTCCGCTGATGTTGGCGATTGGATCGGACCGGAGGGCGGCACCGGATGACACTGTGCCGCCCCAGATGACGCCCTTATTTGGGGCAGCTCGCCGGGGATGGGTTGGCGATGTATTGCTTTCCGTGGGTCAACGCCATGGGTCACGTCTTTGGCTCTTAGAACGTGCCAAACGGACTGAGGCGACACGGCTTGCCGCTGAGGATTACACCAACGAAGCGGTCGCGGCGATTGCGACCTATCATAACGTTGAGATGGCTGTTTCAGCGGCGTGGCAACACAACCCATCACCGGGGCTTCAGGGCGTTTTACGCATTAACGTGAAAGCCGCTGGCACCAGCGTGACACAGCAGGTCGTCTTATGAGCATTACGATTCCGACCCCTGATGTTTTGGCACGGCGCTTAGCCACGGCAATGGGGCAGCAGACATTTACGGACGTGAATGGACAGCCTGTGAAACTGGACCCAACGGCTCCAGGCACATTTGAGCAATTGCTTTGTGTGGCCTTAGGGCTAGCCGATTATGAAACTTATCTGTTTCTGCAAGGTCGCGCTTTAGAGTTCTTACCATCGACAGCCACAACAGGCCCAGGCGGTCTTCTACCTCAACATGCGGATATTTGGGGCGTCCCCCGCATTGGACCACAAGCAGCCATTGGCCATGTGGTGATTAGCGCCGCTCAAACAGTGACGATTGTTCAAGGGGCTTTACTCACAGTTGATGGGTCCGTCCAATGGTCTCTCAATCAGGCTGTAACGGTTCCTGCTGGGGCTTCTGCTTCTGTTCCAATAACCTGCACCACAACGGGAACGAACGGCAATCTTTCAGGGAACGCGGCACTCACCCTCGTTCAGCCTGTGGCAGGCGTGAGTGCTGTTGTGAGCGACCAAGAGGGTTTCGCGGGTGGCTCAGATATTGAGCCCGTCGAATCCTGGCGCAGTCGGATCATTGATAAAATCCGCGATCCTTATAATGGCGGGAGTGTTCAGGATTATCAGAGCTGGGCGCTGGCGGCTGGGGCAAGCTCGGTCAATGTGATCCCCTCTTACACGGGAGTAGGCACAGTAGGCATTGTCATTGCCATGACAGGCCCGCGCGTGCCGACTTCTGACGAAGTATCACGGGTGCAAGCCTATATTGATGAGCGCCGCCCCGTGCGTGGGAACGCAACCGTCTATCCTGTCGAACTTGTGGCGCAAGTTCCTGTTGTGCGACTAGGACTGGACAATCAGCCCAATAGACAGGCCGTTCAAGCCGCATTTTCTGCTGTTTTCAATGGGATTGATATTGGTGGCACGCTTTACGTGGAAGCGTTACAGGCTGCTCTCTATGACACGGTAGGAGCGCGATCCAGTGTGATTTCTCCCGCTGCTGATATGGTGTTCCAGCCTATGGAAATGCCCGTTCTGACAGGAATTAACTGGCAGGATAACGGCGCATGATGGTTTTCCAAACAGCGCCAAGATCAGCTGAAGAGATCGGCCGTGAGTGGTCGGACGAACTGCTTCCGCCGGGTTCTGCACTACGAGGTCCGAATGTGCGGGCTTTTATGACGGGATTGGCAGGGCCTCGCGCACAGCTAGAGGGTGATATCGCCGCCGTGTGCAGTGAGATTTGCCCTGCCCAGGCGCAGTCTCTTTTAGACGGATATCGGCGGCTCTTAGGGCCAGACCCGATTGGACGTGATCAGGGCGCATTAACGGATGCTGAATGGCGTTATGTGCTCCAGCAGCGCTGGACTGCCCGTGGGGATCAGCGCCCTGCTTTTTACAGAGAGCTGGCCAAATCATGGGGTATCGACATCACCATTGAAGAGCCAGAGCCTCCCATCTGTGGGCCGGCAATCTGCGGTCTTGGTGAATGCGCGCATGACTGGGTGCGGTTCGTGTGGATTGTCCAGCTTCCCACCGGCGTGTTGCAGGCCATTTGTGGAGTGCCGATGTCGGGCACTCTCGAAGCAGCAGAAGACGATAGAAACCAATTCCAGGCCCTTCAGTCGGTGTTTTGGAAACTCAAACCAGCAGACACGGAGGTTTATTTTGAACACGATGGAGAGTGGATAAATGGCTAATCCTAATTGGGTAAACTTTCCGGGCCTGGTTAATATGGCCAGTGATGGTGATGGGCGACCAAAAACCGTTGATTTAATCCCAGGACGGCAACGCGGCACACCGCTTAACAGCTTGTTATTTAACCCGATCATCCGAGCTCTCTGTGATCTACGAGATGCAAGCGACAGCATGGTAAGTTCGGCTGTTTCAGGGAAAGGCTATTTGTCTGGTGACCTGAATATTCTCCGTTTGTGGATTGGAGCTGGCGGTAATGTCTGTGTGCGCGATCAGAATAATAATGTCACCTTTCTGGCTTCACAGGCAGCCTTACAAGATGAAGTGATACGGGCGCAAAATGCCGAAGCGACATTTCTACCGCTTGATGGCTCCAAGTGGGCCAGTAATCAAATTGTTGTCGCCTCTGGGTCTATGACCGATGGAACCAGTGCGGGAGGTTTTGTTTCACGCTTTCAAGATGGCAACATTGCGGGCATCTGGAATGTCGGCCTCGATGATAAGAATTACGCTTATGCAGGTAACTCTTTCTTCGATCAAAACGGCATCTATCATTTATGGAAATTCGGAGCAGACGACCGCATTTATACCCCAACGGGTGGTTTTATTCTGGAGGGATTAGCCACAGAGGACGGCCATTTATGGATACACCATCATAAGGCAGGCCCTGATAACGTTATTCCATGGATGAGCGACCTCCAAAACGAAATTCATCGGGCACAGTCAGCCGAGGCTTCTCTTGTATCGGGGAAAGGATATTTATCCGGTGACTTGAATATTATTCGTTTGTGGATTGGTGCAGGTGGCACGATCTGCATTCGAGATCAAAATGGAACGGCTCATTTCCTTCAGCCGGCCGGGGACGTAGCGTCACAAACAGCCTTGCAGAATGAAATCACTCGGGCGCAGTCCGCTGAAGCCTCTCTTGTTTTGGGTCAAGGTTATGGCGGTGATAACTTAAATGTGGTCCGTTTGTGGATTGGTTCAGGTGGAACGATCTGCATTCGAGATCAAGCTGGGACGGTTCATTTCCTTCAGCAAGCCGGAGACGTAGCGTCACAAACAGCCTTGCAGAATGAAATCACTCGGGCGCAGTCAGCCGAGGCTTCTCTTGTATCGGGGAAAGGATATTTATCTGGTGACTTGAATATTATTCGTTTGTGGATTGGTGCAGGTGGCACGATCTGCATTCGAGATCAAGCTGGGACGGTTCATTTCCTTCAGCCAGCTGGAGACGTAGCGTCACAAACAGCCTTGCAGAATGAAATCACTCGGGCGCAGTCTGCTGAAGCCTCCCTTGTTTTAGGACAAGGTTTTGGAGGTGATAACTTAAATATTAACCGCTTATGGGTTGGTTCGGGTGGCACTGTTTGTACGCGTGACCAAAATGGCCGTGTGAGATTTTTAACAACGACCATCAGCGAGAATAACACACAAATTCAAGCCTTCACGGTCACGGGAAGCGGCAATAACGCTAATCCTTTTGTGACGTTTCCTGCGCCATTCGCGAGCCGCCCTCGTGTCGTTGCTATGGTCTCGCGTGAAGATAATGCAAGCGGATACAATAATAGCCGTTATGTCTGTTTGAATATTAACAATAATGACGGCACCAATCCACAAATAACGACAACAGGTTTTTGGGCACAGGTAGCCACGACGACCTCCATCACCGCTGATACGACACGCCCATGGTCCATGGAAGTTATCGCTGTGGGACAAGGAACTTAAATCATGAGTCTCTTTTTTGCTCAAATTGATCCAGAGACACGGATTGTTTCTCTCCTCTATGCCAGTGATACGCCATTTCCAACGAGTGGTGGGCAGTTCGTCGAAATCTCTGAGAGTGATTACCGAACGATCCAGAGTTGGCCTGGGGCCCAGATTGCCAAGGATGGCACGGTGCAGCGATACGTGCCGCTAAAGACATTAGAGGGTCAGAAGGCTGAACTGGCTTTGATCTTATCCCAGAAGAAAGCAGCCGGAGTTTATTTTCAGCCTCATGAAGTGTCCGCTTCTCTGCTGTTCCCATCCGACGATGCAAATTACTCGAATTATGTTCGTGAAGCGCAAGTGGTCTCTCTAGGAGGCTGGAGCGACGGCACACATTGGTCGCTCCCTGATGGTAGCACCGTGCCCTTATCGGGCGCGGATGTTGTGGCACTTTTCAAGAAAGTCTCTGCCTATCGAGCGGCCTGTCAAAACCAGGCAGCCTCTTTAGGAGAAGCCCTTAAATCTAACCTCAAGACCGATCTAACAGCCGGCTGGCCGGATAATAAATAAGGAGAAACCCCATGGACACGACTCAAACTCAAGATCAGGCTGAACAAACTCCCATCGCAACACAACGCTATATCCTTTGCCGGACAAAGGCTGACGGCTGGCAGGATCGAGGCTTTGTTTTGATGGTTGATTACCTGCCAGCAGCAAAAGACGGCCGTATATGGCCTGACACTGTGTGGGTTGAGGATAATTCATCTCACTATCAACCCCAAGATGTTTATCCACTCCCTTCAGAAAGTGCGCCACAGGACGGGACTAAATGAGCGCCTATGCTCCTGATATAAACCGGACTGTCACACCATTGGCGACGGTGGGACATTTGCGGTGGTCAGATAAAGCCGTGGGTGATGTGCTTGATTATGCATTTGATTATTCACGGCTTTTCAAGTGGGAGCGCGTTATCGAATGCGTAGTGGATGTTCCTAACAATTCCGGTTTGTGGGTGCTCTGGTCGGGGATTTTTGAGCCCTACGTCGTCATGGCGTTGGGGCGTGGTGTGCCGGGACGTTGGACAGTGACCATAACACTCGTGGCATCTACCGGCCGTCGTGTTGTGCGCGAGGTAGATCTGGTCATCCGTGAGGATGCAGGGTCACTCGACAATGTAGAAACCGCGTTCCCACCACCTGCTGGGGCAGAGGTTCAGCCTAAGGAATTAGACATGCCGGATGGGAGGGTTTTGACGTTATGAAAACATTCAACATCACCACGCCAGCCAGCCGTGTAAAAGTTACTGATCTGCCTGTCTTGAACGCGCCAAAGGCAGATGACAAGGTGTTAGGCATACAGGAAGGCTCTGTAGGCTTATATCGCTTGGGCGATCTCCCAACCAAAGCCGCTGCACCTGTTGGACACGTCGCCACACAACAAGCTCTTGAGGATGAAGCGCAGGCGCGTGAACAGGGTGATCAAGCTATTAACGGGCGTGTAGATGGGCTTGAGAAGAAAGTAGAAGCACTTCCTTCTGGAGCAGCTTCTTCCCAGACCGTGTATTTTGATATTCCCGGTATGAACTTATCTGGGACATTCGAAGCGATGATTTTCCGGCGCTATGAAGGCGGCGCAGGAAACCGGGATTCAATAACGTTTCCTAATAGTTGGCCAAAATTCGCCATTCCACCTGTCATCGTGGGCACATCAACGACGATCACAGAAGAAGACTGGAAAGCCGGGGTAATGGGTTCAGGCTCTTCTATTAACATTGCAGGAACGAGCCTGACGGGGTTTGAATTTTTCCATCCCGGCGGCTGGCCCGGATATTCCAGAGAAACCATTACATTTTGGGTTAAAGGCGTCGTAGCTGATTCAAAAGGAGGTGGCTCATGGCCAGTGTGATTGTCGAGATGAATGGGGTTTCAGTGAACATTGGTGACCCGTCGGACTCTGACCCGATTTATCTCAGTGGTGAACGGCAGCTTTTCTCGGATGCTCAGGCTGAAATGGCGAGTTTTGGGCGTCTTGGATTACAGGATTTTCGCAACCGAGGCGGCCCGCAAACACAAGCCTATTTAGATCGCATCGAGACACTCGCTAACAGCCGCATAATCTATGGACATTGGCCTAAAGTTCCAGCACGGGTCGAGGATTAA